CTGCTCACACAACTTTGTGCTACCGGGCTTCAACGACTTGGCAAGCCGTTTCCCTGAAATCGCTGCGGAGTGGTCAGAGCGCAACCTTCCGCTGACGCCGGATCAGGTTACGGCTTTCAAGAATATAAAAGTTTGGTGGAAATGTCGCTTGGGTCACGAATGGAACACATTGATTTCAACCCGTGCAGGAGGAAGTCAGTGCCCCTATTGTAGTGGGATAAAGCTATTCAAAGGCTTTAATGACCTGCAAACGAAGTTCCCGTCGCTTGCCATAGAGTGGTCGGATAAAAACCTGCCGTTGACTCCCGATGCGGTCAATGAGAAGTCAACAAAGAATGTTTGGTGGAAATGCCGTACCTGCGGCTATGAATGGAAAGCCGTCGTCAAAGCACGGGTCAAAGGCGGTATGTGTCCTGTTTGTGCTGAGAGAGCCGTTCTGCAAGGCTATAATGATCTTGGAACAACTGATCCGCACTTGCTCTCGGAATGGGACTTTGAAAAGAACTCCAAGTGGACACCGAGCAATGTATCGAGAAACTCAATGAAGGTCGTTTGGTGGAAATGCGGAGCAGGACACTCTTACCGTGCTAAAATCACAGATAGAACTATTGAGCAAAAGGGTTGCCCTCAATGTGAAGCTGAGTTTCAACAGGCTCTCCCGCAGATGCTGATAATGATGTATGGAGCGCAGAACGGCATTACGGTCAAAAGCAATAGCGACTCGGAGCTTGGAATGCGCCTTGTTGCATACCTCCCTGAATTACATTGTGCGGTCGATATTGCCGGAGCAACCGTGACGGAGAAAAGAGAGCAAAGCGTGAAAGCTCACATTTGTCAAAGTAATCGGCTGGGTTACTACCTTATTAAAAGAACTGCGGATACTTCGCAAATGGCAGCGGAAATCAAAACGCTGTTTATCCGCAATCATATTTACCTCCATACGGATTCCGAGAAAGATGTTCAAGTGCTTCGAGAGAGATTTTTAGAATGGAAAAACCGAAATGCTTGTAAACTGAACGGAAAATATTGAGTTTCGTTAAGCCGTGTGTTATACTGTTTTAGCGGTTAGTTTCAGTATAGCACACGGCTCGTTTTCAAAAAAATGAAGCCACCTTACGCCAGCTTACTCCACGGCTTACGCCATTAGATTTTCCGCTATCTGAATTAGGCGTAACTGAGCTTACCCCAGCTTCAAACGAGTAGATGCCGGTCTGGACTTATAGACGCTAAGCGGAGCTTATCTAAGGCTGGTCACGAAAATCCCCACAATGAAGCCGCTCGGAGAGTAATACTTGAAAAATGTTCTGAAATGGGTTAAAAACAAGGCAAAACGCCTGTTTTAAGAGTGAAAAGTTGTAGCATTTGAGAAGCGATTTTCATTTTACCACAGCTTTACCACATTTGCCGAACATACCGCGGTTTTACCCCGGTGGGGGCCAAAAAATGGCGCATTATGTGGATGAAGTTTCCTGTTGACAAAACAGAGAAATCCGCCTATAATGATAATAGAAACAGTAATGTTTTCGGTGTGAGAGCACCGTAAAAAGTTGTGCTGGGAGTGGGACAGGATAAAAACCCACGCCGAATGACATCTTAACTGGGTGTCGCGTCCGGCAGCGGGAATTAACTGCTGTAGTCCATGCGGGGGACTTAATTATTTCCGCACCAATAGACGCTTTAACTGGGCGTCGCGGCTGACAACCAGCAGAAAACTCTCTACTCAAGCAGCTAAGGAGGAATAGCGTTGGCTATTCCTCCTTTTCTATGATTATGTTTGTCGAAAGAGGCAGAGATATGGATACAAAAAATATCAAGGACGAACAGATCCGCAAGCAAATCATAACTGCCTCAGAAGTGTATCGGGACAAACTCGCTGGTAGAGTTTTCTTATATGTGTATGGAGAATCTTACTTTGAAGTAGTTTTTCCGACAGATCGCTTCAGGCACTTGACTGGCGTAAATTCTTCTATCAGCGCTCAAGAATTTTATGACAAAGCAAAAAGTTCAATGCTGTCTGCTGGTCAGATCTTCTATGACAGGGAGCATACATACAGAGGTGCGAAGAGAAAACTTCCGTGCTTGACGATGTTGCCCGCACTGACAAATAATGTTGTATGCGTTGTAAAAGATATGAAGACTGTCACCCTTACTTACAAAATCGGTGTAACCAATTTAGATTTTACGATTGGTTTGTCTGAGAATCTTGATTTGGAAGGAAATAAGATAAACGATTGGTTTTTACCCAGAACATTGCGCGTGAAGGATAAAGCGATTGAGAGTAGCGCTGACGCGGAGTTCATTGATTTTATCTTTTCTAAGGATGCTTCTGTGGACAAGTATTCTACAATGACATACGCTGATAAAGATAAAAAGCCTCCATTGGTTATCAAAGATTTTCTTTCTGATGATCTTGTGAAGTATCTATATTGACAAAGTTGCGACTAATCGAATGTTGGTTCTTTTACCAGGGAGTTGGCCTACGGGCTGACTCCCTGTTTTTTTGATAAGAGAATTAAGATAGGGTACAGATTTCCACAATGGATTTCTGTACCCTATTTTTTTTGCCAGTGGAGCCGCTGGGCAACGCAGGAGCGGCGATTAAATTGTTCGAGGGTAGTTTCACCTTTAAGATTTGAAGCGCTCAGAGGGGCTGTAGATGGCTTTTACAAAGGTTTGTTAAATCTGGTACATTTACAGTGTCCATAGGGATCGCTATGCCTCAACCAATAGCTGCTAACCTCAACGGTGTGCCCACAATTCTGGCAGAGGCATTTCCAGCGAATTTCATTACCTTTGATCCTTTCGTTTTTTACCGGCTCGATTACTTTAAGAAAGCCGAACGTCTGATTTGTAAGGTCATGCTTGATCTGAGATCGGGCGCAACCGCAGGATCTGCTTTTTCCATTGCGGAGACTATCGGAGAGGACAGACACGATATTTCCGCATTTGCATTCGCAAATCCATTTCGTTTTACCTGGTTTTGAGTCTGGGTCTTTCTCTATTACTTTCAACTTGTCAAATGTTTTGCCCCTCAAATCAATGAGGGTGGGAGAGGGAGTATGCCGAAGACAGCCGCATGATTTTGTGCTATTGGTTCGTAGCAGATTTGTAGAGGACACGACAACGGTATTGCCGCACTCACACTGGCACAACCACATAGGACGGCCTGGTTTTCTGTCCTCAACCCTTTTTATAACGGTCAGCATATCGAATGTGCGGTCGGTAAGATCTATCAGCTTTCCCATTGAAATCCTCCTCAAGAGATCTTGATTTTTCCTTCGAGGTTGGAGAAAGATTCTTTCTTCTTTTCCTTCGTAGCTTCGGCATAGATGTTCATGGTAGTTTCAATATCAGCATGACCCATGATTTCCTGAATGACTTTAATATTTCGCTCGTTCTCACAAAACCGCGTACAGAAAGTATGACGCAGATTATGAGCAGAAAAGTGACGAATCAATACAGGATCTCGCCCCTCTTGATCGGCCAGCACCGTTTCATCTTCGATGTAGGCGGCACAAATACGGTCAATAGCTCGGTTGACACTATGAGGAGAGAGAGGATCGCCGTAGCGGTTTTGGAAGATGAAGCCAGTATACCCGTCAACAACGGACTCATTGAACCCGACTATCTTTTGTGTTTCCCATTCTGCCTGCAGAGCGGCTTTGACCTCTGATAACATAGGCACAATACGGACGCCGGCGCTTGTTTTTGGTGTTACGATATGGAAGCGTGCTTTTTCGTCTTCCTCATACTTTCGGTAGACCATATTGTGGTTGATACTGATGATCCCTTCGTCAAAGTCGCAGTCTTCCCAGCACAGGCCAATGGCTTCACCGATACGGCATCCAGTACCAAGCAAGACAGTGAACAAGGGGAGCCAATGATTATAAACTTTGTGATTTCTCATATAGTCAATAAATGCCGTCTGCTCTGCGATGGTCAGCGCGTGACGCTTTGGCTTCTCCCAGTTGTGGCTCTTTTTGATTTCCGCCATCGCTCCGGTAGCCGGGTTGATACGGATGTAATTATCACGGACGGCCAGAGTAAATATGGGGTGGATGATGGTGTGAATAATTTCCATAGAGTTAGGCTTGAAGCCCTTCTCTTTGATGAGCTTGTTATAGAAAGCCTTGACATCTGAATATTTGATACTGGCAATTTTCTTCTTGCCAATATCATTTCGCACGTACTTGTTGTACATATAAAGATAGTTGCTGCGGGTGGTATCTTTCAGCTCGGGCTTGTTTGCCATATACAGCTCGAACAGATCATTGAGCGTAGCCTTGTTTTCGACTGCAGCTTTGATTCCGTCTTCCAGATCGCGGTTGATCTTTCGTTCTTTTTCTCTAAGGCAGAGATCGTCTTTGCAGCCCGGAGGGAGGCGGTCAGTTGGAACCAGCCGTTTGCTATACACGTCATGCCGAACACCATCTGCGTCGGTGTAAGTAAAACGGTAGGTACCGTCTTTCCTTTGGGTTTCGCCGTCTTTTAAGATACGGCCTTTGTTGTCTGTTCGTTTTAAGCCAGCCATACTTATCATCCTCCTTTGTTTCGACGGTAAGTCTACAGTTACATAATATCTTGAGGGGTTTCTAAAGTCAAGCGATAAAATCGCTAATAGGTTACTTTGAAAACTGTCTATTGATTTTTGTGCTTTAGCAATTTATAATGATTTAGCAAAGATTGTGAGGTGTTAGTATGGCAATGGCCGAGAAAATCAAAATTGCACTTATCAAGCGTAACATGACTTTGAAAGAATTAGCGTCGCGGCTTAACTGTACTTCTCAAAATCTTAGTGGTAAATTCAGACGTGATAATTTCAGTGAGAAGGAATTAGCAGAGATCGCCAATGCGCTGGACTGTCATTTTGAAGGAAGATTTCTCAGAAATGATAATGGCGAAGAAATCTAAAGCTATAAGAGCGTAGGGTTTTCACCTACGCTCTTTTTTATGCTATCAACAACAAATGGTATCGTTAGCCACCTCTTTTTCGATACGCTGATTCCAGGCTTCGATAGCAGCATTATTCAAAACCTGAGCAGGCCGATCATACCACCCTGCGTACATAGAGACTGTCGGGCCTCTCGTGTGGCATTTGTTGCAACGAACTGTAACGACGACCAGTTTATCGCATCTCCCTGTTTCGGGGTTCCACTTCGTATTACTGCTTGCTTTCTGATCGACTTTCAGCTTTGTGCTGCCGCAAAATGGGCAAGGTAATGGCTTTAAGTTTAATTCGGGCATCGGTATCCTCCTCTTCGGACTCGTATCTTGGCAGGGCGGCATAATCACTGCTCTTTGGTTTTTCAACCAATCGCACGGAACTAAGAAGTCCTTTTTATGCCTACAGGTAATGCAGTTCGCGTTATTGCTCATGATCAGAACTTCCTCCTCCAATACGTCCGTTGCCAGTCTCTGCGGAATAAGTGGTGCCAGTCGTTACATTCTTGGCAGTGCCCATTACTGCCAAGGCATTCCTGGCAATGTCTGATATGAGTTTGAACAAAGCAAACCAATCTCCACCGGATAAACTGCTTAAAGTTCATTTCGGTTCCTCCTCCGCTGGCTGCTGGAGCCAGTGTAGCCAATATTTGGCACGATGCGCCATGCTGTCGTAGCAAAGTTCTTCAAACAATTCTGCCAGCTCCTCGTCTGTCATGGAACGGATTTTCTGTGCATTCGTTTTCGCATTGAACTTCTTACCAGTCGCCTTTTCGTATCGAGCCGCCAATTTCTGCATTTGCTCGCTCATGGGCTTGCTCATACCGCCCCCTCCTCCGGCTTATGCCGGTAAAGCGTAAGACCGCGTGATTTGATGTCGTACTCAAAGTTTACGGCGGCATCGCCATTATGCCATGTTCCAACCAAAAATAGCTCGTTCGCCCAGCTTCCGACTTTCTCCATCTTCACAATGCCGTAGCATTCTAACTCTTTACACCATACAGGTTCACCGCGCATCTGTCGCAGCTCATCAAGCGCCAGAGGATCATTGTGTACAGACTCTTGTTTATGTCTGATCTTATCGCTTTGGCACAATGGGCAAGATTTACAACGGTCTATTGGCTCATCGTTGTTGTCTCCATAGATTTGATAAGCACATCCATCCCCATCCGGCACATAGCAGGGAGGTGTAATTTTTGCGCCACACCGTTGACCAACTGGAATGATTTTCCCGCTGTCTGTTTGACGATACACAATGCCGCTACACTTTGCACATTCGTTCTCCTGCTTCTGTTGGGTACGGAGGGCTGAGATTGCCATAATGATAGCCTGATTGAACTGAATGAACTCGCGGTTTAAGAGCATCATTTCGGCCCCATCCAACTGTTGGATAGCCTCTTCCATGGTCATTTTGGATTCACCTCCACCGTTACCACATAGCCGTCCTCTATTTCTCGGATGGTATATCCTTGAACTGAATAGTTGTTGTATGTCGTAATCGTGATGTTTGTACTGCTGCTCTGTATCGCACGTACATTTTCCGAAGTACACCCGGTTAGCAACATTGCTGTCAGAAGGATCGCAAATACTCGTTTCATTTCTTGCCCCCGCTTTTCTCTTTGTTCTCGGCAATCGCATTTATCAACTTCGGGAGAGCTGCCGGCATACACTCGCACAGTGCGCTCAATGTGCAGCCGTCACAGTCTTCGTGGTTGTCACAGAAGTCGCCCAGACTTTGCGCTGCGGCTTTTAAGTTTTCATAATTGGTCATTACTCTTGCCTCCCTTCCGTGCTTCTATGGCAGCTTCCGCTTCGGCGCAAGTTAGAAACACAGTTTTCCCAAACATATCGGGATACAGGTAGATATTATCTGTGACAAAGTATTTCGCCCTTATTTGCACTTGCCCGTTCCCCAAAATATGAATGCGATCTACGGTACAGAGCTTTATTGCTGTGCCAGTGATAACCCATACCGTATCTCCTACTTTACAAGGCGGGATGATTAGCCTGCCGTCTTCTTCGGCTTGGGACAGATCGTATAAGGCGGAAATTGCCATACTTAATGCTTCGAGGCGTTTGTGAGAAGTCCATTGCCTTTTGGAGGACGAGGTTTTGTCAAGAAATGACTGTATCTCATCGGCAATTTGATAGAGGAAATGAATGGCTTCTTTTTTGGTCATTGCTTTTCGATCTCCTTTACCATTCTTGCTCCGCAGTTAAAACAGAACTTCTCAATCTCACATAGGTATGGCAAGTCTGCCTTAACCTCGAACAGCTCCTCCTGTATGCGTATCTGGTGCAAGCGGTAATACGCTTGTTACTCCAGTCTGGATGCTTCCGTTTGATACAGAAGAAAATGGTTCTCCAAACGGTATTACTTTTCATGGCGTTCTAAGTAGTCCACAATCAAACGATATGCCCTGCGTTGCATATCAAGATCCTCTTGGGTGATGTCATCCAGCTGTCCGAGTTGAGCCTGAAACAGCTTATACTGCCGGCGAAGCTGGATGGTGTTTTGAACGATACGGACAATCTGAGTAAGAACTAAGACCGTCACCATGATGGTCAGGTAAGTGTTCATACGGCAGTCTCCTATACAGAAATAGAGTTGATGTAGCTTTTGATCTTTTCGACATTCCAGAAGATTCGCTTCCCGATCTGGATACGAGCCTCAGCAGCCTCGCCAATCTGTACGGCAGAATACCGGCCACAACTCAACATGGCCTGAAGCTCGTCAGTATTGATTGCGATTTTGCTCTGGGTGTCTACGTTATTGAATTGCTTTGTTGCTCTCATGGTTATTCTCCTCGATCATCATGATCGGCTTTTGCCATCTTTTCCTCCAATCGGTTTACAGCTTCAACAAGCTCATTCAGCTTGTCCAATACTTTGTCATAATCAAGCAGAGGCATAAAACGTTTAGGGGTAAATACCGCTTGGCATCGTTTTTTGCCGTTATTTTTTTCGATTACCGCAAGGTCAAGTTTTGACAACAATTTGATTTTACTCATGGTTCTCCCTCAGTTCATTGACAGCAGCAATGAGTTCGTTGATTTTGTTGGAAATAACGCCGAGATCAACAGTAAAAGATTCTTGGATATTCTGTGTGTTTATTTTGTGAAAACAGAAGGATTTGGTGTATTCCCTGTCCAGAGGTTTAATCCGATTGGGGATATTCTTTTTGGTAAAATCATAACTTCCGATGCGATTATAAAAAAATGCCAGATTATTTTTTTCCAAACCAGCAACGGTGTAAGAAAGACCCTCATTATAGCCATCTGATCCTTCGCACGTACACGTCCACCACATGGTTTTGGGATTGCTGATATAACCTTTGGAACCACCTTTGGTTTCAACATAGTCTCCTGCATCAAAGTTGTATTTCATAGTCATTCATCCTTATCCTGTATTACTCCCATCTCCGCTGGTGCATTTAACCAAGCTAAGATGTCCGAGTAATCCTCAGAAAAAGTCAATTCATCTTCAAACCCAAGATTTTTGTACATTAACCTGCAAAACTCTTTTTGGTTATCGTATAACAGTTTCGCCAACTGCTGATTTGTCGCAGCTCGCATACGGTCTGCATTGGTCAACGCTTTGTCAGACGGCAGCGCCACCAGCCGTCCGTCTTTGTCGGCCTCCGCTATTTGAACATCACTTAGGGAGAGTTTCTTGCACATGGGGCGAATATGATCCATAAATACTTGCACGATCTTCTTGGCGTTGGTCGTGAAGTCCTTTTGAATACAGCCCCAGAGATCGTAGTCGTCACAGGTTTCCATAGATGTGCCCTCAAACTTTCGCTCTAAGGCATCGTGGACATCTCGCTCGTTGCTCTGATAGCAACAGTCTTTGATTTCGTCCATGTCGAATACGGGATCTCCCCAACGATCTGTCTCTGAGAAATCAACGCCCCAAGCCTCCATGAGTTCTTTTACAGCCTCAAAGGTGGCTTCTTCATTGATAACGCACGGGCTGGCGAGCTTATCCAGCAGATAGCCGGAGTCCAACCTTGCCATGAGGTGCATAAAGCTCTCGCTTTTGTGGGTAGGAACCCAACCGTAGGCGTAGTTCCCACAGTCGGATGTAATGGATAGCTCATATCGTTCGAGATCGAAGTTAAAAACTGCCCAGAGGCAAGACCCATAGTCAGGGTCGCCTCTTTCTTGGCAGAAATAAAGGGAAATGAGCGGCGGGGTTCTGGTTGAAACCTTAGCCATTTTGTTTACTCCTTCCTGATGAAGCGGTGTCCGCGTAGAGACTGACCGCTGGGGTAAGATGAAAGAACTCAGTATGGCTTCCTACATCAAAAATGGTGACGCCATTGTGATTCCAAGTACGGGTGTAATAGATTTTGAAATTGCGCTCGGCACAGAACGCATGAATCAGCAAAAACGCCTCATCCAAAATATCCTGGTCGGATTTGGGCTGGCCTGCTTCGTTCAGATCACGGATCTCAGCAATCTTTTTGGGTCGCCCATGATATCCTTTGAATTTGAGAGTATGGGTTTTCATTTTTGCTACCTATGATTGATTTACTTTGTTGCTAACTAAGGGTTTATGATTACATAAGAACGGTTTGATCCGTGACTTGGTTGCTGTCGGTAATTTTTACCTGCATATCATCTGTTACCGGAATACGCATTTGTGCGTAACCAGAGGATGAGAACGGCATGAACCCACCAATCCGATACTTGTCACATACCAACTCATCGCCGTCAAAACGGAAAGAGTTGCCATGAGCATCACGATAGGTTAGCTCACGATTGCAGGTTGACAGCTTCGCATATTTCCCACGATAATCAGGAGCCTTCAGCTCATAATCTGGGAACGCCTTGATGAAAGCGCTATACTGCTCTGGGAATAATTTGGACAACTGGTGGAGAAAGATCGGGATGGTTTCTGTTTGATAGCTCTCAATCTCTCCACCAAGCATAGCACGCGGATGGTAGGTGCAAATTCGATTGATATTGTCTGGCGTCAGCTCGTCAATAGAGACAAAGAGACGATTGCAACCGAACCCAGGATTATGACAGAATAGCCTGGAATCCGGGCCGCGTTCGATTCTGACATAGGGCGGCGCGAGAAAAGCACCGTCGCCGATTTTTGCGATGTAGGTGTTGTTGGGGTAAGAGAGCTTATGGTATCGCTCAGAGTCTTTGGCCTCGCTATAAACACGACCGTACATCTTGGTTTTCTTTGTGCCGCCATCAACACAGGCTATGCGGCCAAATTCACAACGAACGCCAAATAGTGTCGTTTTACGGAAGCATTTTCCTTCCTTGTATACCGAACACACATCGGCATGATCGCAATAAATGTACTCTGCGCGAAGCCGCGAGTCACGGCTACCGTCACCATACAGATCAACATTGATTAGTTTTTCTTGTTCAGTCATTGTGTTATACCTCGCTAATAAGAGCGTTGCCGCAGGTAATGCGGTCGGAATCTTCTTCCTTGCTGGGAACAAACACGATTACGTCCCAGCCCAAATCAAGTAAGGGCTGCTCGAATTTGTCGTAGACACTGTAATCGTCGTAGCTGGTAGTGATATCGTAGTTGTGTTCCAGAGCGGCTTTGGTTTGGTGGATCGGGGTAATCTTGACGATAAACTTATCGCGGTCAAAGAGGGAGTCGAGCACTTTGGCGTCCAAAATCGTTGCTTCGGTTACAGCAAAGTTCAACGTGTACTTTCTGCCAACCGGCATAGGCAATTCGCTGGCGATATTAGCGATTTCTCTCAGGCTCAGAGATTTGCCGGCGAACTGAGCTTCCCGCTGGTCGTCTGAAGTGCTGTTGATACTAAGTTGCAGTCCAGCTTCACCATGCCGCTGGGTATTCTTGATTTCGCACCAGTGCTTCAAATAGCTGGAGAGGTCGTTATTGCTGCGAGGCATCATGGTGGAAACTACGGGATGGATGGTGACAGCGTGAAGACCACACTCTTTAACCAGGTCGTCCAATCGAGACTCAGTAAAATCCAGCACCGCAGGATTCCAAGTCGGCTCGCCCATGCGAGCGTAATGGACATTGAAACGGTTAGTAAAACGGATATCCTCATGTTCAATGATGTAGCGGATCTGATATTCCAGATCAGGTAGAGAGGCATTTCCGAAGAAGCCGTATTTATGAACATCGCAGAAGGTACACTTCATGGGGCATCCCTTCTGGCTGCTGATAGTTGCAACCCACTTGTCCATAAGGTCAACGTCGTGGTGCTGAACGCCCTCAATCTTTTTGGTTAAGCCGAGGAAATCGGCTTTGATGTTGTTTTCTTTGCCGTAGTCACCCACGGTAAGAAACTCTAAACCGAGCGATCGGTTGAAGTAGATTTTACCCGTGTGGGTCAATACCATTTGTGTATCCATTATGACATCCTCCTGGGTTACATGAAGAAATGGAGCAGCCACCCGACGAACAGTCTGAGAAGCGCATAGGTGATAGCAGTGATCCAACGATCCCAGAATGGGTCGGGGTTGGTATTGACTCTGGTGGTCACAATGAATGTGATGAGCGTATCAAGCCCCAGCGCTTGTACCAGGCCAATCATGGGAAGCCCGAGCGGGACAACGAACCAGTTCCACATGAACATGATGGTCGCTCCACAGAGCACAGACAGCACCACGGACAAAATGAATTGCAACAGATACGGAGGGTTGCTCAGAATGGGCTTCGTATCATTCTCATAGATATGGGACATTTTTATGGCCTCCTTAAATCAACCTTTCGATATATTCCCGATCCTGAGTGAAGATGGGAATTTCGTGGTCGATGATCCATCTGTTACGGCATACGGTAATTTTCTGGCCGGGGTTGCGAG